ACACGACGCTCTTCCGATCTGCTGACGGATCGCTTGTCCAACTCATGATCACGCCCCCTTATTGCAGGCGTTTTGGATTGCGAACACAATCCATGCCAACGCTCCAAAATACACGGCAAACGCAATCCACGACCACTCCTTGATGTCAACAGCACCAAGGGCAAGGATCAACACCAAAACGCTTGCAATGGTCATCAATGTGCTTGCGATGCTCTTGATTTTTTTCAATGCCTTCATTTTTACTTTTTCTCCTATCATTTTTTAAAAATATTGATAACTGCGTTGCGGAGTTCTTTCATCCGTATTGCTCTTTCTTCCTCTGTCAAATCGGGGAAGTGTACACGGACTGTCATGTTCGGAAACTCAAACACTCTGATCTCCTTGTAGACATCGCTTTGCTTCATGGAGTCAACCCCTTTCACCAATGTTTTCCATCGTATTCACTCCTGTTCTTCGATGTTCAAGATTTCTCGGATCGCTTCAACGATTTTTGGGGCGTTTCGCTGTCCTGTGAGGATTTTGTACATATATCCGTTGTCTACATACAGACCTGTTTTCTCGGCAACGGACTCCTCAAGCCATTTTTGGTCTTTTCCGATTTGTAGAAGTTTAACTTTTACGGACAAACCAAAGTCAGAAAATTTGGACAAATTCACGATTTTACTACTCCTCTCACTATTTTGTCTTGACAAGTACGCTTTTAGGTACTATAATGAAAGTGCCAACAAACATTAAAAAGTACTGCATTCCGTATTGTCACGGCTATATTATAATACCGAACGCCGTACTTGTCAAGTACTTTTTTACGGATTGCAGTATTTTCGTAAAAACTAAACAAGAAAGGTGGTACGGAATTGGGTATATTGTACGATAATATTATCTCCCTGTGCAACGAGAGAGGCATCAAAGGTGGCAAAATGTGTACTGATATAGGTATGAGCAAGGGAATACTAACGGATTTGAAGATGGGGAGACAAACTGGAATCTCTGCGACCAACGCACAAAAGATCGCTTCCTATTTTGGTGTTTCCGTAGGTTATCTTTTAGGAGAGGAAGAAAAAGAGGACAAAAAAGAAAAGCCTACCGATGACGATAGGCTTTCCGATAATATGAGAATGCTTATTGATTTTGCAAAGTCTGTTCCAGAGGACAAGGTGGAGCTGGTTCTGAAAGTAATGAAGTCAATCGTGGAAGCTGATTGACGAGCTTCTCAATTTGTTCGGGAGTGAGAGAGGTAATAAAGGATAATAGTTTGTTGTCTTTCATGATGACACGCTCCTTTCAAGCAAGGCGAACGATTGTTCGCAAAATAATTGTCAGAAAACATTATACATTCAAACATTTCTTTGAGAAAGTTGAAATTGTTTCCATGAAATAATTATAGCAAAATTTGCCGAAACGTGCGGCGAATTAACTGACAATATTTTACTGCACAAATACTTAAAATACAATACCCGAGTTTGTCTATGCGACAACCAAGTTTATCACTCCGAATAGACAAACTGGTCATAAGAAAGGACGAGGATATGTGGCTCGATAACTTAAAGGAATTAAAGAAAAAGACAGGAATGACATCCAAACAGATTGCTGAAAAGACAAATTTGCCCGAAAGGACTGTCATCCGTATCTTTTCTGGTGACACGGATAATCCCTACGTAGACACGCTTCGCAGGATCGTTGCTGTACTTGGTGGTTCGCTTGACGATATATTTGCGGAAAGCAAGACCATCGTTGGCGATCAAGACCTTGTCGCAGCGCAAGCCGAGGTTGACAGACTCACGGCAGAGATGGCAATGCTCACGGCAGAGATCGCCGTTCTCAAGGACAAGGTTAGCACCCTAACGGCAGAGGGCGACCTTCTGCGTTTGAAGCTTGAGCATAAAGAGGAGATCATTTCTCTGCACAATTACTATAAGGCTCTCATGAGCGATTTAGCGAAATGACAATTACAACAAAAACAGAATATTTATTTAAGTGAGGAAAGAAAATGCTTTTAATGGCTGATATCGCAATAACATCAATCGTTTACCTATTTGTCCCTATGCTCATTTGGTTCGCACCAATAACCGATCGCACATTATCGCCTTCGACTCTCAAGAAAATTGTGATTATCAATGGAGTTTGTTGTTGGTTGCTAATTGCTATTGTTAGCATTGAGACAGGCGGCAATGGACCTGGAGCAGCGGTGTTTTTGTGGTCGTGGGTTGCATACAAAATGTTAAAGAAAAAATTTGTCACTACAAAGCAAAACACGGACAAAGATAAACCGCAAGAAAAAAATGAATATATCGGCACGCTGCCAAAGCCCAACCGCACGGACACGACAAAAAACAAGAACGACATCCATATTTGTATTTCCAAAGAGGGCGAAACTCCTGTTAGATACGGCAATCTTGCCATAACGGGTAATGATGTACGGCTTGAAACTAATCGTGTGGAAGAAAAAACAAATGATGCTTGTGATGATATAACGAGACTACGCAGAGAAATTGACGAGGTTCTCGCCGAACAGTTCCAAGCTGCTACAAGGGGCGATTCTGCTCTTGCACAACAGTTGTTTGACAGGTATATTTTCTTGCTATCAAGGCTCGAAAAAGTCGAGAAAGACATGGGCGAAAAGAACAAGGATGAAGCGCACCAAGAATAAACACGAATGGAGTTTGATGCAATATGTATCCACATTATAACTATGCAGAAATGTTCAAGCCAGAAGAGGTGCTTGACTATCTGCGGAAAAGCCAAAGCGATGATCCGTTGATGACGGTGGAAGAGGTATTGGCGAAGCATGAGTCCATCCTGGACGAGTGGGCAGAAAGGCATCTTGGTGGAAGAGTTCCCGAAGTGAACAAGTTCAGAGAGGTTGTATCGGGTGAAACCATCAAGGAACGCCCCGAGATCAACAAGGTGCTTCGGTTGATAGAATCACCAAGATACAAAGCTGTTAAGATTGTTGAGCCACAACGTCTCACCCGTGGTGATCTTGAGGACATTGGTCGATTGATGAAGCTGTTCAAGCACACAGGGACATATATCATCACCCCAGAACGGATTTACAATCTTCGTGATGAATACGATTGGGATGCGTTTGAAAGGGAATTGAAGCGTGGTAATGACTATCTGAATTACTACAAGAAGATTCAAAATCGTGGTAGATTGATCTCTGTAAGCCAAGGCAATTATATCGGCTCTATACCGCCGTATGGCTATGACAAGATAACGATCAAGGAAGGCAAAAAGGAATGCCCAACGCTACAAGAAAACAAGGAGCAAGCTGATGTTGTTCGCATGATCTTTGATATGTATGTCAACCAAGACATGGGAAGAACAAGCATCTGCCATCGCCTGGATGGTCTCGGCATCAAACCGCCAAGAGGAGATCATTGGTCTCCTGCAGCCCTCAAGGATATGCTTGGAAATGTCCACTACATCGGAAAGGTGAAGTGGAATTGGCGCAAGACTATCTCTATTGTAGAGGACGGAGAAATCATCGAGACAAGACCAAAGGCTAAAATCGGTGAATACCTTATGTACGATGGAAAGCACGAAGCGATCATATCCGAGGAGCTTTTCAACGCCGCACAGAAGAAGCAGGGAAGAAACCACAGGGCAAAGCCAACCACAAAGGTTAGGAATCCACTTGCAGGAATTCTTTACTGTCAATGCGGACGTGCAATGTCATTGAAGACATACAAACTGCATGACGGAACAGACAGATGCGCACCACGTCTTTTATGCGATGGTCAAGTACATTGCGGATCGGGATCGTGCCTTTATGACGAGATTATTGATCGTGTAAGTTCCGTATTGGAGCAATGCGTTCTCGACTTTGAAGTTCGCATCAAGAATGACGAAGGGGACTCTGCCAAGCTCCATGCGAAATTGATTAAACAACTTGAGAAGAAGATGGAAGATCTCCAGGCGAAAGAGTTGTCACAATGGGAAGCGCAAGCCAATCCCGATCCTTCACAGAGAATGCCTGCGGAAATCTTTAAAAAACTGAACGAGAAACTATTGAAGGAAAAAGACGAAGTCCATCATGCGCTGTGCCAGGCTTACGAATCCATGCCAAATCCCATCGACTACGAAGAGAAGTTGGTGAGAGTCAAGGATGCCCTCAATTCGCTTCGTGATCCAAACACACCGCCGTTGAAGCAGAACAGGCTCTTGAAGGCTTGTATCGAGCGCATCGATTACAGCCGAGAAAGACCGCAACAACTCAAGCGTAAACCAGGACAAAAAAAGGGAGCCGCATTTGACAGCCCCGGTGGAAGATGGTCACAGCCCCCTATTGAGATTGACGTAAAACTAAAGGTGTAGATTTTTCTACACCTTTTTTGACATCCATCATGGATGCGCTGATTCATTTGCTCCTCTATGATGGATGTCATTTTACCATACTAAAAGCCGATTTACAACCTTCTGCACCTCGATGTAGTCATAGCCTGCCTTTTCAAGGCGGTCTTTGCGTTCGGCACCGTTACCCCACTTGCCCTCGATCACCTCTTGGGCTATCGCAGAGACCGATTTTTTGCTCTCTGTTGCGTTTTCTTTATCGTAGAGGGGAACACCATAGCCACGGATGTATTTGCCGTTTATGGGCAGAATTCTGCGCTGTACGGCGCATGAATAGTTTCCTTCAATAACAGTTATCTTTCCATCGGAAACATTCTCCACGATCCCCACATGATCAGACCATCCTTTGTTGTCTCCGCTGCCGTTGTCTTGCCAATCATAGAATATGATCTCGCCTGCTTTCGGTGTTCGGTTTTCGTTCTCGATCCATGCGCCTTTTTGCTTGAAGAGATCTATCATCCTTTGACAACTACATTCGGTTGGTATGATGTTTGTGTAGCCCAATTTGATCGCTACGGCAGAGACGAATGTGGCGCACCATTCATCCGTGTATTTCACCTTGTAACCTCTCGCAAGCGGTTTGTGAGCGTTGTATGTGTCAATAATCCCCTTGTGCGTTCCGTTCGACTCCCTGCGACCAATCCACGCCTTTGCTTGACTTACCACTTTGCTTGCGTATTTCGCCATTTTTCATCTTTCCCTTCCTAATTTGTAAAAAAGAAAAGGGGCTGTCCGAAAACAGCCCCCCTAAATTTAATTATTCGTCCTTCGTATTGAGGAAGTCCTTTACCTCTTCTGCCGTGATCTTTCCGTCTTTAATGGCGTTCATCACCTTCGTGCCGACCTTCGCCGCAAAGGTGAAGTCATTGTTTTTCCATGCGTTCCAGGCGGCAAGCACGAATACGGAAATTAGGCTAACCCATTCCGCAGATACATTAGCGCCGGGAAGAAGTTGGATAACGATGGTAGCAACAATAGCCACAGCCATAGCAATAAGTCTGATCCATTTCGTCATAGTATTGTATTATACCTTTCCTTTCTTACTTGTGATACCCTTCAAGATCGTTAATACGATGATTTGCGACCTTGAGTTCCTCGTTGATGACAGCTTCTGCCTTTTCCAGGTTGTAGACACGTTCAATGACATTGTTGTGCTTTTCAACCCTTTTCTCAAGCTGTTCGATTCGATAGTTTGTGAGCTTCGTTCCCGTGAGGATACCGCCAAAAGTTCCGACAAGAGTCCCCACAAAGGATAACGCCGCTACGATGAGCGTTTCAGACATCCTTATTATCCTTTCTATGGTTTTTCGATTCCTCAAACTCTTTCACCTGTTGTTTATATGAGTTCAAGAAGTTTTCTCTCTCCGCTCTTGCGGTCTCTTTGGTTTGATAGAGGAATTCTGTCAAGATTCCTTCGATCAAAAAAAACGGCACTCCGTATGTGTGCGCCGCTTCGCTGATTGCTTTTGCGATACCATTTTTCGCCGTATCGTACAGGGCAGAAAAAGGTGGAGTAGGTTGTTCGGTTTTGTTTGCCATGTGTTACACCCTTTCTTATGAAATCAAGCCGAGGTTGATCAAATCCTGCTTGGTTACGATTTCGGAAGAATCACCGCCTGTGTACGGAGTTGCCTTCCATGCTCCCGTCATGGTTGCGGAAGTCGGTGTTACCTTCACGGAATCCCCATTGGAATTTTTGATCTCCACTACATGGGGATCACTACTGGACAAACCTTCTATATAAAAAGGATCGCCTGCAAAGAAATCCACGTACCTTTCTTCCGCAACGCCCGAATAAAATGATATCCCGGTGTCCCCAATCGCCGTAGCGCAACCAACTAATGAGGTTGCGGTCATGTTGCGCATTGACACATCAAAAGCACCAACCCGTCCAAAATTCACTTCCAACTCACCGCCGAAGTAAGCCTTACCATCAACGATTGAAAACTCTTTTGAAAATATATTTCCGTTTTCAAGATCGATTTTTGTGCCATTTTCGGAGAAGTAGACAGACACGTCAAGATCCAATTTCGTTCCGGCAGGGATATTGGTTATTGTTGCTTCTGCCGTCTCTATTACGTTGACCGAAGAATCGCTCGTCACAATAGTGTTCGGTTCATACAGTCTTACAGAGCCACCAAAGGGAACGACTTGAGTCGTTGTAAACTGGTAGTAGTTGGTTGAATTTTCATTGAGTCTAAAATAATAGGTTGTCGCTTCAAGTTCTTTGTAGGAGTATCGAATCAAGGTCAAATTGTTGTCCAAAAAGTTCTTTGATGCGAGTTGTCCAGTTCCGATGTAGGAAGCATTGATGTATAGGTTTCCGTCCAAAAGGTAGACACCCTCTGCTTTTCCATCGTTCGTGAGAAGGTTAAAAATCGTCTGTTGATCAAGATTGAAAATAGATTCGTTGGCAGCTTGAGCCAATGAATACGCCTTCTCTGCGGAGTCATGGGCGTTTGTTGCAACGCCCATGACTTCCTCAAAGTTTTTGCCGAAGTTGTATTTTCTTTCAAGATCAGAGGCGGTTCTTGCACCTTGTCTGTCTTGCTTACTCATTTCCTACCCCCTTACCAATAGATATTTCCTTTTGCATCCACGATGAAGCCAAGCTCTTTCAAGATGGTCTCCATCTCGCTATAGGAAATGTCATCTCTGCTGTTCAGATATTCGATGATCTCATAATTGTAGGTGTGATCAGAATTGTACTCGCTCTTGAACAGGATCAACTTTGCGCCGTACTCGATGTCAAGGCTGTTAAGGTAATTAACGACCTTGGTCTTTCGGGAATTGGTTATGGTCTTTCCGTTCGCATCCTTGTCAGAGGTGATATCCGACAAAGCCTTTGTGTACGTCTGATACGCTTCAAAATCATCGGTGACGGCTTTTGATACCAGGTGCTTTTCGGGATTCTTGCTTGCGTAGTCGAATTCATCAAAGCTTGCGTAGTTGTCATAATCCGTCATGTCAATATCCTCTTTCCTGTCGGTGAGGTTATTGATCATGATGTTTTTCTGCCAGGTCTGCAAGTCAAGGCTGTTGATGTAGTCGGCTTTTTCCGCAAGGGTGTCGAGTTCCTTCAAACCATCTTTGTACGCCCAATACTCTTGGATCGGCATTTCAAGGTCGATAAACTCTTGCGTTTGCTTGACCGATAGAGGTTGTCTTCCTTTGTCAAGGTAGTCCTGGGCATTCTTGCTTGACCATTGACCGAACAAACCTGCCTGTACTTTGCTTCCAAGCGTATCGTCAACAGGGAAACGCAACTTTCCGTCAGCCGTGTAAGATCCTGCAATCGGATGCTCGTTAGAAAACATCGACAAGCCTTCAATGGTTTTCTTCAACTGTCCACCGCCCATAGGCATTGCAAGGTAGTACAGGGGCTTCAACCACTCCTTCGTAAGATTGTTCCAATCTTTGTCGGAGAAGTCCTGCAATGTGCCGGAAAGGGTTTCGATGACTCCGTCTCCGTAAGGAAGGGCAGAGCTGATCGGAATTCTACCACCGCCGAGCAAACCGCCAACAAACGGCACTTCTTCAAAGATGTTCTCGGCAAGGTTCATAAATGCATCGGTAGGTTCTTCCTCTTCATCATCTCCGATCCATCCCAAGTCTTCCAACAGATCCTTGACAATGTCAATGGGATCAAAGGCGGCGTTTCTACCCGTCAAGGACGAATAGAGCGCATTGTAGGCGTATGCGCCAACGAACATTGTTACATATCCTTTGACGAGTTTCTTCTTCGACTCGCTACCAACATCTTGGGGCATATCCTTGAACATATACCCGTATTGGTTGTTGACTTCCAACTGGAATGCGGTCAACGCCTTGACCAAGGGGTTCTTGGAGTCGAACACGGTGGGGTTGTTTCCACGGCTTCTACCGCCTATTACGTTTTCAGCGAATTGGTCGGCGTTCTTAATGGCTTCGCTCTCGCTCATACCTTTTCCGATGTTCTCAAGATATTTGGAACGCCATACAGTTTGCGAGGTGAAGCTATCAATGCCATCCATCAAGAAACCGATCTTGTCACCAATCTTGTCCCAGGTGGTTTTGTACAGGTTTTCTTCTTTCTTGAGTCGATTGGTCAAGAAATTGGATTTATCAACAATTCCGTCATTACGAATGGTAGATTTGATGGTGTCCTTCATAGCCCTCAAGGAGCTTTTCGGGGAGACCTCGCCCCACGATTGCGTGATAGGGATAAAGTTTGTCAGCGCAGCCGAGATGCTACCGCCGACCATATTGGCACTCACTCTATTGGAGAGATTGGTCATGGTAGAGTAGATCTTTCTGTTGGTCATCTCTTCCATACTTCTATCCAACGAGCTTTTCTTGTTTGCCAAACGATTCGTTCCTGCTCTCAAGTCGGTTACAAAGTTGTTCAACGGATTTCCTGCTTCCTTGTAAACGAGATCAATCTGCTCTTGCATTTCGTCAGCATCATAACTCTCGTTATTTCGGATAGCATCGATCTTGTCCTGTACACCCTTTTCGCTATGTGTGTAGCGAATGTAATTCTCCAAGGCACGTCTTTTTTGGATGTCCTCGATGTGATAGATCCAATCGAGCGCACCATGCACATAGGTGTCAAGTCCTCTTGTGAAACTGTAGTCCGTTGTATCGCCTTTTCTGCGCTTGTTGAACGATTGCCAACTTCTATTGGGGTTGAAATTCTCGGTAAGACCTGCGATATCCGTAGGAATGTCGTTGTTTTGAGTCTTCCAGTTAAACAACTTCGCCAGGAAGCCCTGTTTCTCATCCGTAAAGTGAGGGAAATAGCCCTGTCTGTACGGGATCTCCTTCATTCCTTGCTCACGGAGTACCTCGTTCACTCGCTCAAGCAAACCATCGTAGGTCTTTCTTGCCATCTCAATAGCCTTGTCAACCTTGGCTTCATTGATCTTATCCTTATGCTTTTCATAGAATTCCTTGACAACATCCTCTGTGAGAGTGGTGTCGGGATTGTGGCGAAGTTCTCCGAGCATCTGAATGTACTCATCCTCGGCTTTGGTGATCTTCATGTCGGCATAAGGCTTCTTGAGCTTGTTCGACTCTCGGTTCAAGCTTGCTTCGTGCTGATTGTATTTGCCTTGCAATTCATCATAGATTGCATCCGCTTTGGCAATGTCACGCTTGCCGTTTTCGTCACGGACAACGTCACGAAGGTTTCTCCTCAATGTGTTGATCTTATAGGAAAGACCCATTTTCTTGTCTGTCCAAGTAGATGTGTCTCCTACAAGTTCCTTCATTTGCGAGGAGTATTCATCCTGCTTCTCCATGCGTTGAGCCGCCGTTTTGTATTCGGGAGAATTCATCTTTGCGATCTTCTGCTCAAGATCGCTGATACGCTTTGCATAGTCGGCATCAATGTTCCCCTTCATTCGGCGCAATCTCTCAATTCGGCGAAGGATATCGTTCGCAACTCTTGTGTCCTTTTTCTTCTTCGCATCATACTCCGCTTGCAGACGAGCAATCTCTTGGTCGTAATCAGCATTGGATTGCTCACGCAATCTTCTGTTGGTTGCGAGTTCTGTCCGTGTGTTTTCCAACTTTGCGGCGAGTCTTTCTTCTACTGTCTGAATGGGCTGATCCGCAACAGGCGGTGCATCCTTGTCATCAAGGCTTGCAAATCTTTCAGCATCGTAATCATAGGTAGGAGCAATGTCCTCAACTTGTTCCGTTTTGGAAATGGTTGGAGTGGCGTTTTCCGTTGTGGAAATATCCTCTCGCACAGGGGCAGAGAATTCTTCGGCAACGGTGCCTTCAAGGCGTACATCGTCTCCAGATATAGCCATGTTGCCGTATCTCACAGGGGCTTCGCCTTCCATCGAGAGAGAGTTTTGGGCGTTTTGCTCGTTTACTCTCTTGATGAATTGAGGAATGATGCCGTCTTCGCTTCGGTCAGACATCGCTTCGCTGATGGCATCTCTTACCTTCAATTCCTTGGCAAGCTCTTGCTTGATGTATTTCTCGGAATCCATGTATTGCTTTGCGCCATTCTCGTCCAGATAAGGCACTTGAGAAGGCATATCGTATGCTACCTTGCGATGAGGTGCATACTGACCATTGCTGTCATACAAGCTGAAGTCGGCAAGCAATTTGTAATAATTGTCATGCCCCTTGAAATCGTTATAGGCAGGCGTGTAGCCCTTCTTATAGCAATCAGACAAGTAGATGTCTGCCGCCAATCTCGGAATGTCGTTTGCCGTATAGGGCATTCCGTTGTAGGTGGTAGTACCGCTAAAACTCTCGGTCTTGGAATCGTATTTGAACATCTTCTCGGCTTTCTTGATATATGTGTTAAAGCCGATGTGGACGGTCTCGCCATCCTGGTTCACCGCTTCGTTCAAGCCGTTGTAGTTCTTTGCGTATCTCGCACCTCTGTAACGCTTGTTAGGATCATTCGTCTTGTCATGGAATCCTATGATGAGTTGCACCCTGGGATCGTCAAGCAATTTGGAAATGTGATTGTCACTATATCCAATGCAAATACCGCCGATGTTCTTGCTGTATTCGGGATCTGCGATAAGCATAAACGCTTCCGCATGGTTGATGCCCTCAATGTCATCAAACAAAAGTTCTCCATCCTCATCAAGACCAGCGTTTTCCATCGTTCTTTGGACGTCAACCGATCCGTCTGCATTTCTGTAAACCTTTACAGCAGGGATCAGAGAAGCATTGATTTTTCCACGGGAAAGACCAAACAACTTCAATTCGGAAAGCACCTTCGTGTAGGCTTGCAGATAGTACCCTTTAGCCGTGAAGTCCGTGTACATCTGCGCCTGGTCGAGAAGGGTATACATTTGGAAGTCGGAGTTGGATTGGTTACGAACGCCGCCCTCGTTACGCAACTTGGAAGAATCCCATTTCTTATTGAGGATATCGCCCCAATAAACAACGGTGCCTTGCTTCGTCTTGTATCCCGATACGCCACCTTGCGAGTTGAACAGGCTATAAAGTCCGTTGTGATAGCTTGCGAGGTTTTGCGTGGTCATGGACGAATACAAGAGATCTCGATCAATCGTGAAACGAGAGGAAGGCTCTGTAAACAAGGTCTTGAAAATCTTCAAGTTTGCCGGGAGAGTTCCCTTGAAGCATTCCTTAACAGCAGCAGGCGTTGTGCTTTTCAACTTTGGACGAATTGCTCTTTTGAGTTTCTTTTCCTTTGTTTCGGCATTGTACTTGGCGATTTCCTCGTTTGCCATCTTCTGCAAAGCGGAATAGAACGCTTCCTGTGTGGTCTCGTCCATTGCTTCATCGATAGGATCATACCCATCCGTTGCGATGCTTCTGTCCACGTTGCGGAAGGTGTAGTTCACTCCGTTCTTCGCCATCTCTGCTTGCACATCCGAAAGCACCCGATTCCATCCAAGCTTTCCGCTTTCGTCCTTGCCGTTTAAGAAGTCGTTGATGATGACACCTTCACGCTGTCTTGCTTGCTCTACATAACAGATAGCGCAAGGAATCTCAAAGTCATGTTGCTTCAAGATATCATAGAGGATCTCTTTTTCAGCCTTGCCGAGGACATCGGTGTTCAGCTCGTTCATGACTTCCTTCTTTACGATGGTGTCAATGGCTTCAAATAACGGAACGCCCTTCTTGCACATGGAAGACAATTCTACGTTGTACTTGTATCCTGCTTGCGCCTTGAATACAGAGAACGATCTGTCCTTTCCTTTTTTGGCGTTCCATTCGTTGAGGAATTTGGAGTCAAGTTCGCCGCCAAGTCGCTCCCAAATGTCAACGATCTTGTCATACCGATTAAGCAATTCGGGAAGTTCAACGGACGATTCCAGTTTGTATTGCTTGTTCAGATTGTTCTTGTGGCTTTCTACGGCTTCAAGATTGTATTTGATCGTGTCCGAAGCAGGAACGTAGGTGTCCTTTTCCGCAAGAGAAAATTTTGGAATATATTTTTCTGCACCCCCCTTGACAAGATTTAACAAATCTGCTATACTAATATCAGAAAGCCCATCTGGGTCAAGGAAAGGATCTATCTGATCCATGTCTTTGACGGAACCAGTAGGGCTTTTTTCTATTTCCTCAACCTCAAGAACCACCGTATCATAGGAAGATGCGTATCCATGCGGAGAGCTTTCAAAATACTCTTTGATGTTTTTTGGCAATTCTTGTCCGGAATAATTATATTCTTTTACCTTCAGTTTAACCGGATGCACCTTCCCATATCTTACAGCAGAAAAGAAAGTATATACGCCATCCGCATGAGAGTCACCATGAGTGGCTTTCTCTGCATGAGTCAAAACTGCATTTTCTATAAGCTCCGGAAGGTGTTCTGCAGCATTTAGTTGAAGATCTCCAAGGTTGTTGAAGGCATGAGTGTAGCTTTTCTTTGTCAAGAAAATCATCGTTTGGGTATCGTGGTTGAGATATGGTCTTGAAATAACCTCGTCCGCATTATTCAAAATCTGCTTTCTGCGTTCTGCGAACGTTCCCTGCGTTTGCGGAGCGGAAATATCAACCACTTTCATAGGCGGCTTGCTTTCCAGTTCCTGTCTCGTAGGAATTTTTGCTTCACTCAATGAATATTTTGCCGTTCCGATTTCCTTCTTCTTTGCCAAGTCCTCGCCCTTGAGGTCATAGATAACAGAGCCGTATTTAGTGTTGTCCAATCCCGTGCCACGAACATCTATGCCTTCATAACCGAGAGCCTTCATGAAAACTGTTGCATTGGAGTCAGCACCTTGTTGGACAGCGTAACCGCCTTCTTCCATCGCCGATTGATGGTCTACCACCGCCTGCAATGCACGATTTACTTTGTCTTTACCAAATTTCAACCACAGGTCAAAATAAGAATCACGGAATTTGCCATATCCTTCATTTCGCTTTTCGTCCACGGACTCGAGCAAATCTTTCAAGTAATCATAGTAATCACGTTTATAATATTCATAGTCGGAATCGCCTTTGGTAGGCACATCACCGCCCTGTTCGGCAAGCCATTCGTCATAGTTCTTGATTTCTACGCCGTTTTCTTCTGCCACTTCGGACAATGCACGAATAGAAGCACCAATATAATCCGTGGAAATCTCAAAACCGAGTTCATCGTCCATCACCTTGGTGTCATACTGTTCCGCAAGACGAAACGCTTCTCTACGCAAATCGCTAACAGCATACTTGTCGGCAATCGCAGCATCAAGAAACTCTTGAGAAACTCCTCTATCAAGATCATGAAGATTTTCATGTAGCTTGTATCCGACCTTATCGTCTCGCACCTTGTAAAGGTTATAGTTATCAAACTCAACGGCGTGGTGTGGTCTTTTTCCGTATGTGGAATCATTTATTTCGGCTTCATTGCCAACGAAATAAGTCCCTGTGCCAAAATGCCCGGTGTCTCTGCTTCCACCTTGCATATGGTAGCCTTCAGATTTGCCCAAATCGCCTGCGTGATAACCAAGAGAATGCTTTGTCTTGGCATCTGTCTTCGCATCGCTCTTTGCGCTCTCTCGATAAACCTTCTCAAATTCATGCTTGACCTTCTCAAGCTGTCTCGCTTCCTTGCTTCCTGCGGTTGCTACCTTCAGCAGATACTTGATCTCATCGTAAATCTTTTGGAACACGTTTCTGTGGTTGGTCGAAAGATTCTTGACGAAGTCGGGATCGCTAAAGAGATAGTCACCTACCAGGTCGGCAACCAGTTCGGAATCGATATCTTCGGGCTCGTAGTGGTTTGCAAGATCCGCTCGTCTGCTTTCGTATTCGCCCTTGCTCTTTGCGTACTCAAAAGCCGCAGCCTTCAGTTCGTTGTAGATCTCCGTACCTTCAAATACATGGGTAACCTCATGACCAACAACGGCATTCAAGTATTTTGCAGAGTCGATGTTGATGCCGATTTTCTTGAGCTTCGCATCATAGTAGCCGTTGACAGTTTTGCCGTTCACCGCATAACTCGATCCCTGCAACTTCTTGTTGTTTACAAAGTCGAAGTCTACGCCCTTATCCTCATGGATCTTTGCGATCATATCGACAAGCGCATGGGTTTTGCGTGTGTTGTTCAAGAAACCGCTCTCGATAGCCTTCTTAACGATTTCCTGTTGCTTATCGCTGTACTTCGTCAGATCGGCTTCGTACTTCTGTCCACGCTTCGACTTCTCGCCGTAGCTTGCAAGCAGATAGTCATCCGTTTGCACGTTCTTTCCGTTCTGGCGGACGAGCATTTTCTGTACGTCTTCGCTCAACTGGTTCTTGAGATCGTATTTGCTTTGGTTGTACTGCGGTAGAGAAGAACGTCTGTTGATGTCAAGGATTTTGCTCCTCAACTCGGTCAATCGAGATTTCTGTTCTTCCGATCTCTTCTCAACTTCTATCTTCTCAATCTTTGCTGCTTCCTCTTGCAATACTCTCTTGTCATCTTCAAGAGCGAGTTTGCCGTTCATCGTATCCATGTACGACTTGTAGGTGTCACCGCCAATGGCACTCTCAATGGTGTCAATGCTGATGCCGCCTTCCTTGAGGTCTTCCATGACTTGATCGTAGATTTTCCGCTTTTTCTCATCGGTAAGCTTCTCGTTGTTTTTCTTGGCTTCTTCAAGGCGGTTGCTATATTCCTTTTCAAAGACCTTTTGCTCGTTCTCGGTAAGTCCCGTGCGGTAGTCTCTGCCCGTCTTGTTCGATCTGAACGCCTTGCTTGTGTTCATCACGCTACTCAATGCGGCACCGCCGATAAACGCATCCTTGTACGCCGATCTTGCTTCCTCTCCAAACAGGCTGTCTGCCACCTGGGAGATGTAATCGTCCATCGCATCTCTGTCAGACAAGAGATCGACCCAATCTTCCTCTCTCTCATAGGACAACTGCTGTCCCAATGTGGACATGAATTGGCTCATGACTTCTTCAGAGCCTTCGGCTGCCATATCCACGCCCCAATCTGCCAACGCCTTCAAGGCTCTGTTTGTAATGCCCTTGGTCAAAGGTTCAAGATTGATCAAGCCTTTCTCGCCGAGTCCACTACCGCCAAACAGCTTCTCTGTAAGGATCTCTGCGCCTGCCGTGACAAGACCGCTAAACGCCGCTTCTCCATAGGAAGCATCGTTCTTAAATGCGCCTTCTATCTCTCCACCAAAGCTCGTCACGCCACTCGTTACATACCACGGAACACCAACCATTTGCAATGCGGCTGTGATAGCAAGCTGACCGCCCGATTGCGCCAATTCATCCGACTTTTCGCCAAGAAAAGAATCCGTGTTCGTGTCCGTTCCTAACACTTTGTTAGTGACAGCACCAAGAGGGTTTTGACCCATCAAAAGATATTTAGCAACGTCTTTTTCGTTGATAATGTCTTTTGCGATCCAATCACGAACATCATCTCCGAAATCTCTTGAAAAGAGGCTGCCGATACCGCCGACAGCCATAGCACCAGTATCTATAAGAGCTTCAATCGGGCTAATAGCCCCTGCCATAAGGTTTTCCGAAAGGTCTTGCCCTGTGCCAAAATATGCTTTCAGAACATTTTTTAAATTAACGCCGTCCTCAAGCGCCCCCTTTTGAAACCACGTTCTATTGTCTTCTTCTTCCTCGGCTTTCTTCTTTTCTTCCGCAAGCTTCTTGTAGTATTCGTTTAGTTGAGTTTTGTAGTCTTCTCTCGCCTTGTCGGTGGATCGTTCGATTTCGTTCAGCGTACCAACGTCAACAGGGTTTTCGCCCATGCCGTAAAGTTCGTGAAGCTTGAGAAACTCGGATGTTTTAGGCAATGGTGCTATCGTGTCAACGCCAACAAAAGTATTGTTACCGCTAACAAGAGGATTCCACGCTTCGTCTTCCTTCGTTTCCTTTACAGGCGCAATCTCGTCCGACAAGATCTGCAAAGACAAGGATTTCTTTTTCTTTTCCTCTTCCGCTTCCTCTAACAGCTTTTTTCGGAATTTCAAATATTCGTATGCGCTACTCATAAAATCACCTTCTTTACAAAGCCTATTTATCGGTTCTGCGATATTTCAATTTGCCATTATCAATGTATGTTTCCACTTTGCCTTGCTCGATCAGTTTGTTTACCTCTACCAAAGAGAGATTTCCAAAGCCAAGGCTAAAGATGCTACCATCGTAGTCCTCGACTTTCGGACTTCCCGTTGTGCTTGCGGCGCTTGATCCTGCAAGAATCGAGCTAACCAATCCGCTTCCGACATCACCAGGTTTTTCAATAAAAGGAACGCCACCTGTTTGAGATTTCTCCCATTCAAAAATAGCTTCGTCCAAGGACATTCCACGCTCTGCGATAGCATTGGTGATAAGATCTTGTGCTTTTTGGTATTCAAATTTCGCTTCGTCCAAGGACATTCCACGCTCTGCGATGGCATTGGAGATCTCGTCTTGTACTTTTTGCCAAGCGAATTTTGCGCTCTCAAGCGAGATGTTTGCGTTAAACTGACGGATTTTCTCCGTGAATTCTCTTTCCCATTGCTGTGCCTGGACATTGAATTGTCTCTGGTTCTCGGCAAGAGTTTCGTTATGCTGTCTCTGACTTTCTGCCAGGTTTTCGTTAAACTGTCTCTGACTCTCGGCATAGGATTTCTCGGTGTTGATCTGATTGAGCATATCCGTATAGCGGTTGTGGTACATTTGAGAGATCTCAAGAGCCTTGTTCGACTTCTCGGTGAGAAGGGTGTTCTTGTACTGGAAGCCCTGCAACGAAAGTTCAAGCTGCTGTTGGAGCGCATTGTAGGCGATCTCCGCAAGCTTTGCGTTGTTCTGTAATCTCGCATCCTTGATAGCGTTGTCATAGTTGAGAACCGCTCTGTTATAGGACTCTCTCGCCGTTGCTACACGATTTTGGTATGTGTTGTACATACTCACTTGAGAGCTTTCGGAGAAGCCTGTGTTCGTCATGCCATTCGCCGCCATCTGCTCGGCATTTACGCCGTGCTGTTGGCTCTGCTTCTGCCAATCGGTATATGCGCCCGATTGCTCCTTGGTGTAGTCCTTTTTTGCTTGATCCTTCTGCTGATTGATCTGCTCAATGGCAAAATCGGTCTGCTCGTTTTGAATCTGCGTTTGCGTGTTTGCCCAGTTTTGAGCATTCGCCATCAGCCCTTGATAATACTGGTCGGAATTCGCCACCATGTCATCGTACATGGCGTTGCTGTCGTTTACCGCAGCTTCTCCTTCCGCTTTTATAGGATCTAATCTTTGGGTATCGTTTTCGTTTAAGTATTCTTCAGTAGTTGCCATTTATATCACCCCTATCTCTTGATGTAGCCACCAACGAAGGCTTCCAACGTGGCGGTCTCAAGGCTGAATCTTGTCTTGGAATAAAACTTGAGCTGAATGTCCTTCCACTTTTTCCGCTTGATTCGACTCACGAAATAGTCCGTAATGTTTTCGTATGTACCGATCAATTCAAAATCCGTGTCCTCAAGCTTTGCGTATACGGAAATATCCCCCTTGGCTTCCACCACACATCCTCTTTTGTTGGTGGTCTTCAGCTTGTGAGGAGACAAAAACTTGTCCTTCGGTGTTACCCAGTAGCTTTCAACATCGCTATCGTGGTCTGACAGCGTATATACGCCGTTTGCCGTTCCCAAATAAAGCACGCCGTTGTTCACCCTGGCACAGGTGATATTCATACCAAGATCCCAGTAGAACCACTCATACTCGGCGTGTCCATCGTTCGCAAAGATGGTTCTTGAGTCGGCAAGATATGCCTTGCTACCAATGAACACAAACAAATAGCCTTCCCATTCTGCAAGAATCATGTTCTTGTAGTTTGGCTCGGCTATCATCTTGCGGTCTACCAGGGAGCTTCTATGAGCCACCGCTTGCTCTGTGGTGATGTCACCGCTGATTCCTTCCATTCCTCTTTCGCTGAAGAAGATAATGTCATCGTTAAAGTTGATCGCCTTTCCAACGCATCCTGTGGTGATACTGGAATGTTGCGAGGGATAGATCTTGCCGTATTCGCTGTCAAGCGTGGGAGCATGATAGAACACCGTTGTGTGTGCATCCGAAGGCTCTCTGAACACCCACAGCGCATTGTTTCCTGCGACAAGACCATTGATCTTTGCGGAATCGAGTCCTTCTTTGTAATAGTCCAGGTCGCTACAGTAGGTAGGATCGTTCAAGCTACAATGCCATACAAAGTTTGGATAGTCGGGATTACCACTAAAGAACACTCTGTTGTCAAACACCTGGAGAAGGGTACATCCCAAGATTCTCTCCTTGTAGCCACTCACGATCTTCTTAAACTCCACCTTCACGTTGTCCCGTCCGTCCGTCAAAGGAACGGAAGGTGCTTTTATAAAGGTGATTTTGCCCTGCGTATAATTCACGATGAAGTCGGTTGTTGGGTTGTCGTTCACCATTACAATCGGTAAAAAGTCGGTATCAATCTCTCTTGCATCAAGGTAAAAGTCTTTGCTTTCTCCGTCCGCAAGGAAGGTGTTGATTCTCCTGCCCGTGAGCATATTGACATCCTCGTTGGTCGTGCCACCGCCTTCGGGCTTCCTGCCAATGGACGTGGTCGGCACATATCCTTCTACCTCTTTGATGGCGCTTCCGTCATACCGAAGGTAATGCAAGCCATCCTTGAAGTACCATACGCCTTCGTAAACAAAGGCATCGCTGACTGCGTTCTTCAGATTGGAGAAGAGAAGTGTAGGCTGTCCGTTTACCATCTTGTACAGATTTGTACCGCTATGCACCAACATAACGCCGTTGTAAAAGAAAATGCCGTTCACAGGATCGCTAAACGAAACCTTTCGTTCCATTCCCGGTCTCGTTCTGATGCTGTCCGTCTCCTTATAGTCCTTCCATACGTTCAAGCTGTCGGGGCTTCTTGAAAGGTTGATTTCTTCACCACGAAAATCCACGCCACGGAAAGCCCCGTAAATTCTCTGAACCAATGCTCCCGTATCGCTCATTAGATATCGTAGCCCCCTTCAATCGTCACAGTTTGCAACTGGTAGCGTGGGTCAATCAACTGCTTCATTGACTCGTATCTTGTAGCATATACATTGCCATACTCGGCAGATACATCGCTCTTCAAGAGATCGCCTGCAACGCCGTAGGGCATAATCTCAAGCACGTCAATACCAAGCTCAAATTCGTATGCTTTGTCCTTGGTTTTCTCGGTGATTCTTTCGGGGTAAACGTAGCATTCGATTTCCGCAACACCGCTCTCCAAAATCTTGAGAACAGTTCCGTTTGCTTTGGGAGAATAGCGAACGCCACCAACTGTTCCAAGCTGGAAAATCTCATATCCGCATTCCGCTTCAATCTCCGCAAAGGTAATTACATCGCCTGCGGTTACATCCATCTCCACATATTTCGGGAGCTTCTTGTACCGCACAAGCTCATACATGATTTGATTGATAACCTCGTTAATCTTCGTTGCGATATCGGGGTCATCCGTCAAATATTCGCTATCGGGATTCAGCTCTTCAATAAGAGCCAAAACCTTCTTTTTCATTTCCAACAAAAGCATTTAATCACTTCCTTTCCACGAAAAAAGGAAGCCTATTGGCTTCCCTCTGTTATTATTTAAATAAAACA